GGCCTCCCTCGCTTCTGCATGTCCTGCTCCCTGTGATCGGTTCTTCTACCACCCCTGCCCCCGTACCGGCGTGCGGTACGGGGGCGATGGAGCGGGGCCGGTCAGTGGGTGCTAGCTCTACGCTCTGCTCGTTCGGCCTGCCAGTCACCGAAGGAAGTCTGGTTCTCGATGCCAGCGATCCACGCAATCCGCCCATCCCGGTCGTCGGTCTCGATGAGAACCGCCGCCCCCGACTCAAGTTGAGACACCATGTACGCGATCTCTCGCTCCGTCATCTTCTGATTCATGTCCACTCCCTGTGATCGGTGGTGTCACAACGGGAACGGTCCGGTCTGGGCTGGTGCGGCTGGTACTCACCTTGCCTCTGAGCCGACTTCCGTCCGGGGCGGAGTGGTCTTCCGCGACTCAAGATCCAGGCTTTATACCGCACTTAATCGGGGTAGCCACCACACTCCCGATGCCGTTCTGTTCCGTTCCCGTTGCGATGCCCTAAGTAGACATCAATGAATCGATCGTGTCAAGCGGATCGCCTCACTTCTCGTAGAGGGCGCCCCAGGTGGTGCCGAACACGAACGGCTTGCCCTGCCCGGCAGTGATGCTGACCGGGATCGAGGCACCGGCCGGCGCCCACATGCGGGACATGGCCGACTGCACCGTACGGGCCACCTCCTCACGGTCCTTGCGCGGCACGCTGAGCACCACCTCGTCATGAACGATGACGCGCAGCATGGGCAGGATCTCCGGCGCCGTAGCGGCCAGCGTGAGCAGCCCCTCGGCAATCAGGTCACGGGTGGTGGACTGGCCGTACATGGCCGGAGCCTGGGTGTACGCCCGGTCCGGGTCCACGCGCAGCTTCCGGCCGAACCCGTTGTCGATCAACGTGCCCTCTTCGCCCAGCGCACGCACCCGGTTCTGCCACTCGACCACCTTGGAGAACTCCGCGCGCATGTAGCTGTCCAGGTTCTGCGCCGCCTCCATCGTGACGCCTGCCGTGTTCTCGACCATGCCGCGCATGCCGCGCCCGTACAGCCACCCCAGGTCCAGTGTCTTGGCTGGCTTGCGGTCGACGCCGGTCCGGTCGGCGATCTCCTGGTGGAAGTCGCGCGTGGGGTCGTTCAGCAGCGCGATGAGGTTCGGGTCCTGGGAGTGCGCGGCCACCGCTCGGATGTCGATCTGGTCAAGGTCGATGCTGACCAGAACCTCCTCGTCTTCGGGCAGCAGGTAGTACCGCTCGCTGTCCGGCACGCCCTTCTTCAGGACCGTGAGGCCACAGCTCCAACGGCCCGTGGTCTGGAACGGCTCGAAGGTGTAGTGCACGCGGTCGACGATGACGTTGCCCAGCAGGCTCGCCGCGGTGGTGCGCAGCCCGTTCATGCCCTGGACCGCCTCGATCACCGGCACGGCCGCGGGCACGTTCTTCTCGGCGTGGGCCAGCGCGTACGCCATCGTCTCCTTCTTCAGGGACAGCGACCCGTCCTTGCCCCGGGGCCAACTGGCCACGGGGAACCCGAGCCCGGACAGCGCCGCCTCGAACGCCTTCTTCCCTGCCTCTGTGCGCTGCGGTGCGGCCGACTCCCCGCCACCCTTGGTCGTCAGGGGGAATCCGTACTCCTGCGAGAGCATCAACTTGCCCGCGGCCGAGCGCTCGGCGTCCTCCTGTACGCGTCCCTGAAGGGCGGGCAGGTCCACCTTGAACCCGTTGAGCGTGGTGCGCGCCGTGATGGCGCAGACGCGCGCCTCACGCGCCTCGTAGGGATCCCACGGGATGGCAGCGTCCAGCTCTGCGGTGACCTTCAGATCCTCACGCAGGTACTCGACGTAGCGTGGGTCGCTCGCCGGGATGTGGTCCCACCCGCCGAACTCCTTTGCCAGTGCCTCGCCGAGTCCCGACTTGCCGGGCCGACCGAGGTAGCGCTCCGACAGGGCGTCCATGCTGTAGCGCTTGAAGCCGGGCCCGGATGCCGTCTCGTAGCTGGTGGGCGGGTCGTTCTGGAATGCGGCGATGCGCAGATCCCGGCCCCCGATGATCGTCTCCTCCACAGGGACGCCGTGGTGCCAGTCCATGGCGATCGAGTCGAAGAAGAAGTTGTTCACCCCGACCAGGGGCAGCGCTTTCATTCCCCGGGTGACAGTCATCAGGTCCGGCGGGGAGGCAGTCACCACCCGATCACCGACGCCGACCAGCTTCACGTACTCGCCGACCGGGGCGGAGAACAGGTCGTCGGCGCTGCCTGTCTCGATGTCGAACGGGACGAAGCCCTTGATCACTTCCGCACTGTCGCGAAAGTGATCCGGCTCGGGGTCCGCGTCGGGCTCGGACGGGCCCTCGAACGGGGAGCCCCCGCCGGCAGGACCTTGACCGTTTCCACGGTTGATCGCTGCGCCGAACCAGCCGCGCACCTGTCGGCCACCGGCAGACTTGCGGCCGGTCGTCACCTTCCTGCCCTTGATCGCCTCGTGCCCGCCGAACCGGGACGCGAACGTCTTGTCGTTCCACGGCCGGTGGCCCGCGTCGCCCGCCCACGTGTTGAAGGCGGTCAGCATCACGGACGACTGAGTGAAGTCCTCCGGGTTGAAGACCAGGCACTCATCACTGAAGCCGATGATCTGGTCCGTCTCGGCGCGCCATTCACGGGTAGACCGCTCGATCTCCGGCGGGTTCTCCATCATCTGACGGTCACGGGCGTACCACTTGACCGCCCCCGCCACCATCCAGCTGAGCGCCGCCGCGCGGACGTCGGGATTGTGGTGTGCGTACTGAAGGCTGGGGTCTCCTTGCCGGTCTGTGGCCAGCGTGAGCGCCTTGCCAGGCTTGCGGAAGGTATACGGGAAGGAGAGCAGGCACAGGCGCCTCCAGGTGCCGTGGTCCGTCTCCGTAACGATCGGCCGGTGGTTGGTGTTGATGAACAGGCTGTGCGTGGTGGCGAAGGAAACCGTGTCCTGACGGATGCGCCGGGCCGTGATCATCTCCGTGCCCAGGGTGGTCTTGATCCGCTGGGTGTTGAGGTGCCGTTCCTCGGGCGTCTCCTCAAGGACTGCGTACCGCGCACCCCGCAGATCCATGAGCTCGGTGGGGTGCGCATCGGGGGACGCCATGAGTACGCGATCGGAGATGACGACTCCGTACCCGCCGAGCGCGCCGTACACCGCGTTCACGATGGTGGACTTACCGTTCTCGCCGGACCCATGGGCGATGACCAACTGGTGGTCCGCCACCGGGTAGCCGGTAGCAGCCTGACCGATCCGGTCCTGATACCAGTCATGCACGCCATCGGGGAGCGCGGTCAGTGCCTTGTCCCACATCGGGTGGGTGTAGCCGGGGCGGTACTCCGCGCCCGCGATCTTGGTCATCAGGTCGTCCGGGGAGAACGGGCGCAGCGCGCCGGTCGGCAGGTGCACCGTGCCGTTGAGAGCGGTCAGCAAGTCGGGGTCCGCATCGAAGTCCTCGGCCCGACGCTGCACGGAGTCGACGCCGCGAGACAGGTCCAGCAGCGCGCGCAGCCGGGACTTGCTCAGCACGCCGCGCCACCCGGAGATCTTCCCCGTCAGGTTTGCCGCCTTGTCCGCCGCCTGTGCGGCCAGCGCCCCGTCGTACCGGTTGCTCGCCCACTGCCGGATCGCTTCCACGGGCTCGACGTCGGAGACCTCACGCCACACCTTGCCGGTCCACGCCATCCAGCCGAGTCCGGCGGACCAGCAGTACTTCCCGGAGAGCGCCTCATCGGCCGCCTCTTCCACCAGGAACGCGTCGGTGAAGGACGCATCTGCCGCTACCGCTCCGGGCGCCGTAGCGGTAGCGGCAGCGGCCAGCGTGGCGGTGTCCCCGCCGGCCGCAAAGAAGTCGTCGACGCCCTTCACAGGCACGCCTGCCACCTCGGCGGGGACCACGATGTACTTGACCTCTTTGGCCCCGCGGCTGCACAGCCACGCTCCGAGCCGCTTCATGGCCTGCTGCACGTTGCGGTTGCTCGATGCGTCGGCGTCGAAGCAGAGCACCATCACGCGCCCCTTGAGGGGGATCTCCTCCCAGTCCCCGAGGACGCCGGTTCCCTGGCGCCAGTTGTAGACGCCGGAGACGCCGAGTGCGGCGCAGCCCTGGGAGACAAGTGAGTCGACCTTCTTCATGCCCTCGGTGACCCACAGGGGCGTCTCCTCAGGCCCGTCCTCGGCGTCGAGCTTGGCGCGGGTGAACGCGGGGACGTCGATGCAGAGCGGCGCGCCCTTGGGCGTCTCGTACTTCCGTGGGACAGGGCTGCCGTCGACGCGCATCCGGAGCAACGGGGTCGCCGGTTTGATCTGGACGCCGGCGAGCTCACCGTTGCGGCGGTGCATCGGGACGTACAGAAGGGGGTAGAGCCCCTCCCTGCCGCGCGTGTAGGGGGTGAAGCCGTCCCGCTCCAGGGTGGCGTCCTCCTCAGCGGTGCCCGTCATGGTCATGTACCCCCGTGCGGCGGCCACCTCGGGAAGGACTGCGGACTGCTCGATGACCTCGGCCATGTGCGCATCGTTCAACTGCGGAAAGTCCACTGGTGCTAGCCTTTCAGTGCGTGTAGCAAGGTGATGAACGCCCGACGGGAGTAAGAGGCCCGTCGGGCGTTCTGCTGTGCGAGGGTGCCTGACCTGCTGAAATTCGCGATCTAGTCGGGTAAGACAGCAGATCCGGTGAAGCCCTAGAGGATTTACCTTACGCGAGTTTTACTGGATCTGCTGTCTTACCCGACTAGGCGCTTTTCCGGTGCCGCTTTTGGATGGATTCGATCTCCTCTCGTACGTACCAGGGGCGCCCGTTCGCCGGGTCCCGGTCTTCCGTGATGCGGCCGCTCTCCGCCCACCGCTTGATGGTGCGGATGTTGACGCCGGCCAGCGCGGCCGCGTGCTTCTTCTTGATGAGGGTGCGTGCTTGCGTCTCCATGCCCCCGAGGATACGGCGTGATGCCCGACATTGACACTGGCGCATCTCCGTGACACGATCGATTCATTCAACCAGGAGGAACGCATGACGCTCATCATCCCGCCCCTCACCACCGACCACGTCGACGTGCTGATGATCCTCGCCCGCGGCGGCACCCGCCAGGAAGCAGCCGACCACCTCGGCATCAGCCTGCCGACGCTGAGCCGGATCCTGAACAACACCTACCGGGTGGCGGGGACCGTGAACACCACGTCCACTGTCGCGCGGCTGCTCATCTCCGGCCACCTCGTCATGACGGATGCCGACTTTCCCGCCGTGGACCGCACGTGATGACCGCCACCGACGGGGCCTGCACCTACGGAGAGGACCGCTCGATCGGTTCTGGGTGCATCAAGCCGGCGGGGCACGTCGGTACGCACCTTGTAGCCGAGGGCGACAGCCCGCCTGTGCGGACCCTCAAGCCGCGGCTGACACCCACCCAACTCACCCTGGCGGAGTTGCTGGCCGAGGGTTGCACCCGGAAGTACGCGGCGTGCCTGACGCGCACCAGCACGGGCACTGTGGACCGCCTCATCACGCAGATGATCACGATCACCGGCACCACCAACGTCGCGTCCCTGGTCGCGTACCTCGTGCACCTGGATCTGATCCGCCCGAACTTCCCGACGGAGGAGACACAGTGAGTATCCACCCGGTCGTACTTGCCGACCTGAAGCTGTCCCAGGCGCGCGCCACCCTTGACCTGGAGCGGACCCGAGCGCGTCGTGAGGCGCTCCCCAACAGCACCTACACCCACACCACGGCGATGCGCCTGCACAAGACGGAGAAGCAGCAGGCCGCGGTAAAGGGGTCCTGGGATCTCGTCGTCGCGTCGGTCGAGGACGAGTTCGAGGTCGACGAGAGAACGGTTCCGGGTGAATGAGAACGCCGGAGCAGCGCCGGAAGTGGCGCAAGGACATCAAGGCGCGCGCCGAGTTGGACCCCTCCATGCGCGACCGGGCCGGACACGGCAAGTGGTACACGTACAGCGACCTCGGGTGCAGCTGCCGGCCGTGCATCGACGCGGGGAACGCGCGGTCGGTGGCGCGTACCGCACACCGGGCGGGGCGCTCGTGCGGATCACTGTTGTGCGTCAGGTGTGTGCTGGGTGGTACCCAATCGTGAACCGAGTCATGAAGGAGTGGGAGTAGTGGGGATGTACCGAGATGGGCGCCGAGCGGCTGCGGCCCGGCGCCGGAGGAATCGAGCGAACAGGAACCTGATCTTCGTGGTCGGTCTGTTTCTCCTGGTCGTGTGGGTGATGGCGCGATGACCGAGTGGACCGAGACGCGAGACGACCGAGAGCTTCAGGGGCCTGGCCGGTACGTCGGCATGGCGTACCTCAACGTGGTCGGGCTGCTCCCCGGTCAGGACGTCTGCTACGCCACGCTGCTGGCCACCGCCGCGGCGTACGAGACGATCGGGGACGCCCTGAAGGAGAACGCAGAGGATCAGTTCCGGGGCGAGCACCCGGCAGCCACCGCCGTTCGCGGACAGGTCCACCTCGTGCAGTACAAGGTGGGCGACGATGACTGAGCTCAAGCTGCGCGACTACCAGACCGAGGCGATCGACGCCGTGTTCGCGGCGTGGTCCGACGGGATGCAGCGTCCTGCCATCGTGCTCCCCACCGGGGCCGGCAAGACGGTCGTGTTCTCGCAGCTGGTCAAGGAGTTCTTTCTCCGGCAGAGCAAGCGCGAGAACGCGATCGGAGACATGCAGGGAGCGTCTCGCGTCATCATCCTGGTGCACCGCGATGAGCTTGCGGATCAGGCGATCGCCAAGCTGCGGTCCATCGCGCCGGACCTGAACGTCGGCAAGGTGAAGGCCAAGGACGACGACACAGATGCCGACGTCATGGTCTGCTCCGTGCAGACGCTGGCCACCCCCAGCGGGAGGCGGATCGCCCGAGTGCAGGGCGACCAGGGCATCTTCGGAGACGTCGGCCTGATCATCACGGACGAGTGCCACCACGCCGCGGCTGCCTCGTACCAGAAGGTGTACGCCGCCTTCCCCGATGCGCTACAGCTCGGGGTCACGGCGACGATGGCGCGCGGCGACGGGGTCGGTCTCGGGTCCGTGTGGGAGGAGGTGGTATTCAGCCGCTCTCTCCTGTGGATGATCTCCCGGGGGTACCTCTCCGACGTCAAGGCAGTGCGCATCGACGTAGCAGGTCTCGACATGGGATCTGTGAAAACCTCGCGGGGCGACTACCAGGCCGGCCAGTTGGGCGAGGCGATGGAGGCGGCGGGCGCAGAGAAGGTCATCGCCCGCGCATACAAGGAGCACGCGGCCGACCGGCAGGGGGTGGTGTTCACACCGACCGTGGCCACCGCTGAGGAGACGGCCGCCGCGCTGAACATGGCCGACATCCCTTCGGCCGCGATCTCGGGGGAGACCCCGGGCCCGGAGCGACGACTCATCTTTGAGGAGTTCCGCACGGGGCAGGTGCAGGTGCTGGTGAACTGCATGGTGCTGACTGAGGGGTTCGACGCGCCGTGGGCATCGTGCGCCGTGATCGCGCGGCCGACGCAGTCCAACTCGCTGTACATCCAGATGGTTGGTCGAGTGCTCCGCCCGTACCCCGGCAAGTCGGATGCCCTGGTACTTGATCTGGTCGGCGCCTCCTCCAACAAGCTGTGCACGCTCATCGACCTTGAGCCCGGGGCCGTGATGTCGCTCAAGCCGGGCGAGTTGCTGGCCGACGCGGTGGTGCGGGAGGCGGAGGAAGCCAACGAGGTACCGCGGCAGGGCTCCATCGCGTTCGCCCTGAAGAACAAGGAGATCAGTCTCTTCGCCGCGTCGGACAAGGCGTGGTCGCGCACCCAGAAGGGCGTCATGTTCATCGGGTGCGGGGACACGACCGTGTTCCTGTGGCCGGGCGACGGGGCCTGGGACGTGTGCACGGTGACCAAGGGCGCGCCGAAGTGGGTGCGCACGCAGTACACCGGGCTGGACGTCGGCAGCGCGATGGCGTGGGGCGAGGCGGTGGCCGAGGACTACGAGACGTTCGGCGTCCACAAGGGCGCAGCGTGGCGGAAGAAGAAGCCCTCGGAGAAGGTCGTCGCTCTGGCCGGCCGGATGGGCATCCCGGTCGAGGGGCTGCGTGCAGGAGAGGTGTCAGACGCGATCGATATCGTCTTCAAGTCGCAGCTGTTCGACCGGCACGTCCCGCGGTAGGGCTTGACACGATCGATTCATTCATGTCTACTTAGGGCATCAAGAGAACGGAGCGCCCGTGAAGAACGTGTGCCCCTACTGCAAGCGCCAGTACCCGTGCATCTGCCGAAAGGGAAAGACAAATGGCTGACAAGGAATACACCCCCGCGATCGTGGTCACCGACGCGGGCACGCCGACCGGACAGTCCACCGTCACGGACCTTGCGTCCGGTAACAGCATCCTCGTCCCGACCACGACCGCCGGAATCTCGCAGGGGATCCGGGACGTCAACAAGTGATCGGCTGGGTCGCGGTCATCGTGATCGGTGTCTGCCTGGTCATCGCAGGTACGTACAAGCACTGACAGAAAGCGAGAGCGCCCCCGGTGAGTGGGGGCGCTCTCTCCATCGTAAGGGGAGATCATGGCAGAGCGTAAGTGCGGGACGTGCCGGGAACCGGGGCACACGCGGGCGACGTGCCCGCAAGAGACCGAAGTCGGGGCGGTGACGATCACGTCGGTCCCGGTGCTGGATGCGTTCGCAGGGCCCGCTCCGATCTACACCGGGAGCAAGCCGGGTCCGTGGTTCAGCGCCGCGTTCCCCGGGATCTGCGAGAAGGGCGGAGAGGGGTTCGAGGCGGGCGACGAGGTGCGCGCCGACGGGGAGGGCGGGTACGAGTGCCGCGACTGCGTGACGGACGCGGAGCAGCCTCCTGTGCCGACCGCGTGGGAGCGGCCGACCGCTGCGAACGTGAAGATGCCTGAGTCGGCGCCCGCCGCGGACCTCTTCACAGCTCCGGCTCCGGTCACGATCGTGGCTCCGGCGGAGCGCGACGACGACCCGCTCACCAACCGGTACGGCTACCTGATCAAGGACCCGCGCACCGGGGAGTACAACCGGCACAAGAATGGGAACGTCAAGCCGTTCACGCGGACGTCCACCCTGGTGAAGGCCGCGTCGAACCAGGCGGGCATCACCGATTGGCAGCAGCGCAACGTGGTCATGGGGGCCGTGCTCCGGCCGGATCTGGTGGCTCAGGCACGCGGACTGAACCACGAGGAGCACAAGGATCAGTTGCAGGCGATCGCCCGCATGCTCGGCGAGGCGGCGGGCAGCCGGTCGGGGTCCGACGCGGGGACGATGTTCCACACGATTACGGAGCATCTCGACGCCGGTACCGCGACCCTGGCGCAGGTGCCCAAGGAGTACCGGGAACTGGCCCGGAAGTACAAGGCGGCGCTGGATGAGGCCGGCTTCCGCGTCGTCCCGGACATGATCGAGCAGGCGGTATTCCTCGGCCAGTACGGCGGGATCGGTGGGCAGTTCGATAGGGTCCTCTTTCACGAGCCGACCGGCACGTACGTCATGGCCGACGTCAAGTCCGGCAAGTCGATGGACTTCGGGTGGTCGGAGATCGAAGCTCAGGAGTGGGTCTACGCCACGGCGTACAACGAGTTCGGCACCTGGGACCACAAGGCCAAGGTGTGGCACGCACCCAAGTACCGGGTAGCCACGGACTACGGGCTGGTCATGCACACGCCGGTGAAGGGCCCGAAGGCCGGACAGGTCTCCCTCCTGCGCACGGACCTCGCACGGGGAGGCCGCCACGCGGAGCTGTGCGCCACTGTGAGGGCAGCGGACAGCGTTCGGGCAAAGCCGGTCGCGTGGTCCGCTCCGGACGACTGGAGCGCCGTTGGGCGCCCCGCGGAACGGGACTGGGACCGAGAGTTCTCCGACGTTCGGTCGGTGCGGGAGGCTGGTGTGTTGTGGCAGGAAGCAAAGGTCGCCGGGGTCGACCCGATGGAGCTCAACCACCTGGTGCAGCTTGCTCAGTCGACTCTCCGCGCGGCCGGCGTAAGCGGGTAGATGCCCGATGTTGACATCGCGGGGCCCGCGGGATACGTTGTAGATGCACAAGGGGGAGCGGCTCCCATCCAACGCTCGGACAGAATCCGCTCCCCTCCCAAAGACTCCCACCGGACGCCTCGCAGTCGGCCGGTGACGGAGGTTCCGCAGTAGCTCAACGGCAGAGTGCCCACCATCCAGGTGGGAGATCCGGGTTCGAATCCCGGATGCGGAGCGAGTCTACGACCCACCGTGAAGGGCAAACGGCTTCTGGCCAACACCCTGGATCGGGCGAAAGATTCGGTGAGGCTTCGGCTCAACTGGTCGGAAGAGTCATAAGCAGGGAAGTCCATCCCGAACCTACACCAAACGGACACGGCGCCCTGCCACTTTTGACGGGGCAGGGCGCCAACCACAGAACCCGACACAGAAACGGAACCCGAAACCATGACCGACCCGTTCTCCACCCCGGCTGTCATCGCATCGCAGTTCGCCTCAGCGCAGTCCTTCAAGGGACGTCTGGTGCTCATCGCGCCGACCAAGTACGAGACGGATGTTCCGAACGCCCGTGACGCGTCCAAGACAGCCGATCGTCTGACGGCCACCGTGACCACGGTCGACGGCCAGGGCCCGGTGCAGATCTTCTCCGACCGCAACGCAACGGGCAAGTACCTTGAGGGCCCCGAGCACAAGGGCGTGTGGTTCGGCCAGGAGCGCATCGTTGGGGCAGTTGCCCCGGACCGTACCTTCAAGCCCGGATCCCTGGTGCTCGCCAGGATCGACACGTACAAGAAGGACAAGGGCGCCGGGGTCGGTAACCCGTGGGGTCTCATCGACCCGACCGAGGACGACAAGCGGATCGCCCGGGAGTTCCTCGCCAACCGTACGGTCGCTGCCGCGTCGCCCGCCACCGCCAAGGAAGAGAACCCGTTCGGTGGTGGAGCCCCCTTCTAGACCATCCGGCCCGGTTGCACCCACGGGCCCCGAGAGAAGTGACGCTCTCGGTTCCACAGAGAAGCCCCACCGTCCCCCACGGTGGGGCTTCTCGCTGCGCTACTTCAGTAGTCCGGCGGACGCCTTGTCGCCGATGTAGCGCGCGGCGACCCCCTTGAGCAGCGCCATGGCAGCAGTGACCCCGGCGAATCCGGCGCCCTGCCACACGCTGAGGCTGGTCAGGTCGATCCCGTTGGTGACCAGGAAGGCGAGAGCGGCGCCGAGGAACGTCGCGGCAACGCGCTCCGCCAGGTCGAGCACGAACGTCTTGGTCATGGTCAGATCCTTGCTACGAGGAAGCCCGTGAGGCTTCGGGAGAAGAGCGGGAACACCGACCGTGTGCCCGCCACGTTGGTGGTGAGGATGGCACGGATGGAGTTACCCGTGCCGGTGCCGGTCATCTCCTGCATCCCGGTCACGGAGATGGTGCGGTTCCCGTCGGCGTTGTTCGGCATCTCCGTGGCTTTGGCCGACGCGACCAGGAACGTGGAGTACAGCTCCAGGGACACCCACCCGATGTTCAGCCACTGTGGGTAGGACACCGTGGCCGTGAACATCCACATGCCGTGGATGTTCGGGATGAACGTGTCGCGCGGCATGGAGGTGGAGCCGGCCGCCAGCGCCCCGCCATTGTTCTCCTCCAGGACGTCGTACGACACGGTCGCTGTGGCGCCCGCGCCGTACGCCTGCCGGGCCGACGCGGTCGCCCGGAACATGACGCGCTGCTGGACCGTGTCCTGTACGGACTTGAGGTCGGCGTCGTACGCCTCGGCCAGCGCCTGCAAGTCCTCCGTGATCCGCATCGGGGAACTCGGGTCCGGGTACGGGTACCCCCGGTTCGGTGTGACGCCCATGTCAGAATCCTCCCCCGCCGTTGCTGACCTTGGTGGCCCAGAAATTCCGGTCCTGAATGTTGATGCCCGCCGCGCTGTTCTGCCGGACCACGACCGTGACGTCCACCGTGGTGATGCCGTCGGCGTAGACCATCGACTGGGGGTTGATGTATGTCTGGCCCGGCGTGGTGTCGAGGTTGCTGGACACGCCGCGCATGGTCTGCACACCGCCGCCGACGCCGGCCGAGTTGACGATGGTGGCGCTCACCCCGTACGTGCCGAGGGTGTTGGACAGGGCTATGGACGCTCCGACCAGGTAGATGCCCTGGTCGATGAGCTGGATCCGGGTGGCGTTCACCCCGATGTTCGCCATGTTGTCGTTGTCGAAGTCCTCCGCCGCCCACACCACGGTGACGTTGGTCGCCGGGGCCACGAGCTGATTGGCGATCCCGGAGAGCTTGCAGGTGGGGCGCGTGGACGCCGCGGTCAGCCGGTCTTCAAGCTGCTGCACCAACGTGTCCATGTCGGTGGCCATGTCCTGAAACTGTGCCTGGGTGGTGGAGATCGCGTCGGAGTACAGCGGGTAGCTGATTCCGAGGGGCGTGTTGGCGGGCATCAGACCTCATTCCGGCGGAGAGTGGCGAAGTCCCATACGACGCCGGTGGTGTTCATCGCGGTGGTGCGGAGACCCATTCTGACGTAGCCGTTCACCGGGGCCGTCACCGTGCCGGACAGGGGCGTGAACGGCGGTGCCTGGGGGAGCGCGGTGGCCGCGGCGATGAGGGAATCGGCGGACGACGTGGTCGGGTACAGGTCGGTGGTGTTGGCGAACCACAGCGCGTACAGCCCGGCGTTCACCGGGTCCGGGGTCTCTGCCCCGAACGAGGCGCCCGCGTAGACGGAGAGCGTCAGGATCTCCCCGAGCTGCACCGGCACCGGCGCGGAGTACAGGAAGCTCTCAGCGGAGACAGCCGAGTTGGAGAGGACAAGCGCCGAGTTGCCCCCGTCGACGGACACATCGTCCGTGACCGTGGCCGACGACGTCGAGGTGATGTTGTAGAGCGTCCACGTGACCGGGAACGTGCCGTCCGGGGAGTCCTCGAAGGATCCGTTCGTGAGCAGGTTCTCGCCGGCCCCGGCGATGCGGCCGAGGATCTGCCACGAGGAGTCCTGCCGCACAACGGAGACGAGATCGCCCGCGCGCGGGAGGTCGGCCGCGGACGGGTTGACGCCGAACGGCAGGACGTAGCTCGCGCGGAAGGCGGTGCCCCCGACCACGACGATGGCTGACCCGAGGGTCGCGCTTGCGATGGTGCCGGTGCGCACCTGGGCAGACGGGCCCGACGACGCAGCGATCGTCTGGGTGCTGACGTTGGTCATCAGAACTTCTCCAACTGGACGCACCACAGGCGGGACGTGTACGTGTAGGCCAGTGCGGCGGCGGAGCTGTGGCGGCCCTGTGTCTGGAGCGCCGTGTTCGGCTGCGTCACGGAGAGCACGGCGACCGACTGCCCGATCGCCGTGTTGGTGTTGACCGCGAAGCCGGGCGTCTGGAAGTTCGACTCGGCGACACCGTTGAGCAGGAAGCGGGTCCGGACCGACGTGATGCCGACTGCGGTCATGGAGATGTACGCCGCGATCCAGTACCGGCCGGGCTCGTTGATGTTCACCCAGCCGTTGGAGATGTCCGCCATCCCGTTGCCCTGGGAGATCGAGGCCGAGCTGTAGAAGGGGGTGACGTTCTGGCCGACAGCCGCGACCGCCGCGCCGCTGGCCACGCGAACCGCGTCCGGGGTGAACACCCAGTCGAACGCCAGATCGTAGACTCCGTCCAGCGCGGTGTCGGCCGCGATCGCCAGATCGTAGAAGTCCGCGATGTCCGAGGCGTCCTTGCGGAGCGGCGGATCGCACTCCGGGTAGGGGATGTCGTAGTTCAGCGTGGTGCCCATCGTCACTCGTCCGTCCCTGTCGTGGTCCCGATGGACCTGGTGGTCATCGACATGGTGTTGCCCGTCACCAGGGGGTACGTGATGCCGTCGATGATCTGGTCTGCCGAGTATCCACGGTAGCCGAGACGCACCGTGTCGCCGGGCTCCATGGTGTAGTCCGGGACGACGCCGGCGGTCCACTGTTCGGCGAGAGCGGTGACTGCGGCAAGCTGTGCGCGCGCGGCCGTCTGCGCCTGGGCCACGGTGAGCGGCGTCTGAATCTTGGTGACCTGTACGACGCGGCCGAACTTGCCCCCGAACTCCGTCGGCGACCCGGGCGTGATGTCGCGGGCGATGCGGCGCACTGGCTCGGTTCCGTCCATGCGCTCTGCCACGACGACGACGCTGTTGGCGGTGCCGTCGCGGGTAATGGCGGTGGTGGCCGTGGACATGAGCCCCTGCGGTCCATCGAGGAACTGTTGCACCACGGGCCCGAGCTGGTAGTTGAACGGGCGCACCACGAACGAACCGTCGCCGAGTGCGTACCAGCGCCCGCCCACCGCCTGCGCCAGGTCGTCGAGCGCCTGCCCGCGGTCCTCATCCCACACCAGCTGCGGGGTGGGGGCGTCGGTCGTGGCGTCCGTACCGAACACGGCCTGGGGGATCGCGCCCAGGATCAGGCGCCGGATCTCGTCGAGGATCGTGGCGGTGGTCGACTTCTCCGGCGCTTCGAACCGGCACGCCACCACGTCGGCCGCAAGGTCGTCGATGTTGAACGACACGCCACCGTTCGGCTGACGGGCGGCGTTCCACACGCGGCCCGTGATGAGCGGGAAGAGTTCCTCGCTGCCGTCACTGAACCCGGTGCCCGCCCAGATGCGGACGACCGACTGATACGGGGATAGCGGGGAGGTGGCGGTGCGCGGCCACCACTCGTCAGGCAGGGTGAACGACGCGGTGCGGGTGACCCGGTTGGTGAGCTGCGCCGACACGGACCCGCTGACCACGGGCACCCCCGTGGCGAGGACGTTCCCGTCGATGTCCATCACGTCGATGCGCGCGACCCTGTGATGCGGCCCGTGCAGGGACGACTTGTACAGATCGGATGAGGTCAGCATCAGATAGTCACTCGCAGGTTGTCGAAGGAAAGGATGACCGGCAGGGGGTTGGTGACCGCGCCGATGCCCACGCGGAGACCGGCGTCCCCGGCGGCGACCAGATCGGCGTCAGTGGTGGTGGTCTGCCACGCGGCCGGCTCGGAGCCCAGCGTCGGCCACACCTTGGCCATGAGGCTGGTCCCTACCAGGGCGAAGCGGATCGTGTACCGCACGTTGGCGACGTAGCTGAATCCCGGCAGCACCGTGGTCAGCTGTGTCTCGGCCGCTGCCACCCGCTTGCGCAGCGTCAGGGTCATCACGCCGGTGGTGTCGGCGATGGAGACGCGGGCCATGTAGAGGTTGGCGGTGGTGTTCTCTCGCGCGCACAGACCCACCGTGTAGGTGGAGCCGGTGGGGATCGAGGCGGCGGAGAAGTCGATGCGCTCGCTCACGTCGGCGCCCGGGACGGGGATGACCGCGTTCATGGTCACGTTCGCGACGGAGAAGGACATGAGTCCGGTCGTGCCGTTGACGTCGTAGTTGGCGGGCACGCCGCCCGAGGTGGCCCACGTCTGTCCGGTGTCGGTGACGCCCCAACTGTCAACGACGGTGCGGGTGAACGTGTCGGTGATCAGCGGGAAGGGGCCGCCCCCGGGGCACAGGATCTCGCCGGACAGGAGGTCGGCGAACGTGCCGGGCGTGGCGGTGAAGTCGCCGTACGTGGGGAAGGCGTCCTGTACGGCGCACCAGTTCGCGCACGCGGTGCCCTGGGGCACGTCGACCGGCCGGTCGACAATGACGAACGGGACCGTCCAGGCCCGGAGCGGGATCCGCTGGTCGCGTGAGATCCGCTGCATCTGGACCGGGCCCGGCTGGATGAAGTGGTCATCCCATCCGTAGATCGACGGGGCCTGGATGAGCAGAGGTCCACCTGCGGTGAAGAGGTCATACACCCGGTCGATGGCGTCCAGGGTACGGGTGAAGAACGTCAGTGAGCCGTTGAGGAACTTGCGGCGCGCCCACACATCCGCCGGGTACTCCGCGTTCAGGACGGGGAACAGCCCTACGTCCTCGTTCCATGTCTCGTCGCCGAAGCCGCCCCACACGAACTCGGGGTCGGGGGTGCCGCACTCCGGCGGGTGCACCGATTCGGTTACCTCACAGAAGTCCATCTCGATGTCAGCCCACGGCCGGCCAGGATCCTTGAGGTAGACCGCACCGGTCTCCGGGACCGCCGGTTCGGTGAAGGTGAGGACGGTCCCGGAGACGTTCCCGGTGGCGCGGTAGAAGAGCGGGACGCCCAGCGGCGCCGTGGTGTCGGTGAAGATCGCCACCTCGCCGAGCAGCGCCACGTTCTGAGCGATGGTGATGTACGACCCCACGAGGCCTGTGGTGGACCGCTCCATGGTGAAGGCGGTATCCGTGCCGGGGGACGCGGTGAAGTCGACGGTGAAGATGACGTACGTGTCCTGGGCTGGCATCAGATACGCACTCCTTGGGCTGCGGTGCGCACGTTGCGCCTGTCGACCTGCTCCACGCGGGTGGTCACGAACTGGTCCACGGCCTCGTTCCCGATGGAGACGAACACGTTGGGCGCGACCATGGATCCGGACGCGGGGGCGGAGATGGACGACGGGGCGGCGAACGACGGCATGTTCATGGTGAGCCCCTGCAATTCGGCGCGCACCCGCGGGATGGACTTCTGGATACCGTTGATCAAGCCGTCCATGAGGAACTCTCCGGACGGGGTGAGGAGCTTCTTGTCCTTGTCGGCCGGCCCCTTCCAGTCGGGGATCTTGTTCGTCAGGTCGGTGAGCAGGCTGGTCACCTGGCCGATCTTGGACTGGATGCCGTTGACCAGTCCGCCGATGAGCGAGGCACCTTGGGCGAAGAGCAGGTTGCCGAGGTTGCCGAGGGCGTTCTGTAGGTCGCCGGGAATCTGACTGATCCGGTTCAGGGCCCGCTCGCGCATATCCAGTACGCCATTGACAAACGACGTCGCGCCCTCGGCCACCTTGGCGCGCAGCTTCGCAACGTACCGGTTCAGGATTTCTTCCACCTTGTTGACCATGCCGTCAAAGAACGTGCGTACCTTGGCCGTCAGGTCTTGCACATTCTGCCGAGCGGCCTCGTTGCCGTTTCTGAAGTCGCCCTGCAACAGGTCAATGAACGCTTGAATGACAGGAAGGGTGATCTCTGTGAACACCTTGGCCATGAACGTAAGCGCCTTTGCCAACAACGCCAGTGCTCCGACCAACGCACCCGCAATGAGTGCGACTGCGGGTCCGGCTTTTTCAGCGATGATGATCAGAAACTTGTTGAATTCCTCTGCCAACGGGACGAGTTCAACCAGAAGCAGCCCGATTTGAACGCCCAGGTCGGTGAAGTCGGGGCCGAGAGTCGTCAGTGCGTTACGGATTGCGGGAAAGAGGGTGTCTGCGAGGGTCACCAAGGGGGTCAGGAGTTGTTCCAGAAGCGGCGGGAGGTTTTCCAGGATCGGGGAAAGGGTGGACCCGATAATCTTGGCTACCTCCTCAATGGTCGGACCCATCGTTACGAATATGTCACCCAGCGCCTTGAACAACGGGGTGAGGATCGGCAGGATTCCGGAGATCAATTCTGCGGCGAGCTCAACGAGCGGAGACAGTGCCCCGACCAGTCGGCCCAATGACTCGGCCAGTGTGATCAGCACGGGGCCGAGCGCCTTCAGGATCTTGCCGAAAGAACCCCCCAGAGTCTCGATAAGCAACTGAGTGGGACCCGACAGTTTGAGCAACACGCCGGCCACGATCTCCAGGGCCTTAGCCAGCAGCGGACCGGCCGTCTTGTAGAGCACCGCCATGGTCTCGGCCAGCGCACTGAGCGCGGCCTGAAACTCATCGGTCCCGGTAACGTCCTCAAACCCCTGGGTCAGCGTCTCCAAGGTGCCGAAGAGACCCTGGCCGTCGATCGATACGGCGTTGATGATGTTGCCGATGCCGCCAAAGACGTTGCCCGCCACGCGCCCGAGCTGCGCGATAGCGTCCACGGCGTCATTGATCGCGCTCTCCAGTGCGCCCGACTTGAACGCGCCGGACAGACTCTTGCTGACGCTCTCGGCCACGCGGCCGACGGCTTCCGTGATGCGCTCGAACGACGGCCCCGCCGCCGCCGCCAACTGGCCGAACGCGAGGGTTACCTGCCCGGGGATGTCGACGAGGTTCTCAAGGCCGCTGGTGGCCGACTTCAGTGCGTGGCCGAGCACCCCCGAATCGGAGAGCGCCTGCGCCGCCTGTGAGACGCCCTTGCCCATCTGGTTGAGGGACCCTGCGGTGTCGACCAGGGAGCGCTTGAGATCCGGCAGGACATTGGTCGCCAGGCCCTTGACCTCGCCCGCGAAGCCCTTGAAAAGGGTCTCCTGCACATCGAGCTGAAGATCCTTGAACGCGTCCTTCATACCGATGATCTGCTGCGCGGTTTCACGCGCGGCGGGAGACAGGCGCTCCAGTGCCTCAGCCACCTTGGCCGCGTCGGCGTCCGGCTTGAACGCCTCTGTGATCGCGTCCGAGACACCGAGCATGCCCAACTTGAGCGCACCCGACGCAAGCTGCATGGCCAGCAGGCCCGTGGTGGCGACTGCCGCTGCCGGACCCACCTGCTCCACCGCAGCGACCACGCCGGCCAGGAGCGGCGCGGCAGTGCCTGCGGCGGCCCCCGCGACACCTACCGCCTTGCCGAGGGACCCGAGCCCCCCTGCCACGGACGACAGCAGGCCCGTTGCGCGTTGCAGCGCCCCGTCCCGGTCGACGTCCACCCGGATGTGAACCGGCGGGGCCGTGGCTTCGGCGATGTTGACGATGCGCCGGATGTCCCGCTGTAGGTCCGCGAGGGTGTTCGTCGCGTTGACGATCAAGTCAATCTCGGCTTGCGATGGCACGTCCCAGCCTCTCTATCCCATGCCCGGCATGCTGCGTGCGGCGTTGACCATCTCGTTCATGGACATGTCGCCCCACCCATCATCCTCTACACCGAGAGGGGGCGTGCTGAGGGCGTGATCGAACTTGAGGCGCCCGCTGTCGTCGGTGTTCTCCCGCAGCATTACGTAGATCGCGCTGCACCACTGAGCGGCCGTGAGCGCCCACGGATCGAGCCCTGCCAGGGTGGCGCGCCCCGCCACGTTGTGCGTCGCTGAGACGTCCAGCAGCCGATACGTCTCCCACCAGTGGAACCCGGGCACGGCTGCCTTCATCAGCTCGTACGAAGCATCTGTCAGCTGTTTGGCCGTGATCTCCCCGGTCACCAGCTCGTTCAGGACGGACTCGCGCGTGGCTTCCCGGGCAAGGTTAAGGAGGAGGGTGGCCGGATCCTGCGCCGACCCCAGCACGGCAACCCATTCGGCTGCGCTGCGGTACGGCACGACGATGCGGACCCCGCACAGCTCTACCGCAACCGGGGCGCGGCTGTACGGGGACGCTGTCACGCGGGATCAGCCTTGCCGGTTGAACCGTTCATCACCTTGACCAGCAGGCCGAACAGTTCGGCCAGGGTGACGGTCCCCATGACCATGCCGTCGTCGATGAGGGCCCACTCCTTGGGGCCCACCCGGGACTCAAGGATGCGCATCAGACGGGACGAGTCGCGGGCGACTGCTTCCTGCGCGGCCTTGACAGCTTCGGCATCCTCAGGGTCCACCTCGGCCGTGGTGTCGAACATCGATTTGACCACGAGCATCTGCCCGTCTACGAGCGGCTTGCACTCGATCATGCGCCCCTGAAACCGCGTCTTGAAAGTCTTCTCTGTGTCCATGCGACCAGGGTATCCGTCACGTGGTCCGGAAGCGGTACCCGCGCGCGAGAGCCGTCTCCCTCAGGGCCTGGTCCAGGAACGGCCGCGCGCGGGTACCGGGGTGGTGGACGACGCGGGCGAACACCACCTGGCCGCCAACGCGGAAGCGGAGCGCCTGCCCACGGCGCGGCCGGATGATGTGGGGACGCGTCCCGTCGTTGACGAACGGGGCGTAGAAGACGTCCGACCCGATCGTGTAGACGGAGCGCAGCGTGAGCGTGCGGCGCGCCTCAACTCGGATCGACGCCCGCAGCCGGCCCGTGTCCACCGGTGCCAGGATCTTCGCCCGGTTCACCGCCTGCCGGGAAGCCGCTTCCAGCTCCCGGCGCGACGCGTCCCGGATCGTCCTGCTCAACGCTGCTTGGTCGAGCCGGACTCTTGCCACCGTCGATCATCTCCGCTCGCACCAGCCCCATGGACTCCCACGCACACACGGTGTCGTCGTAGTCGGCAACGGCCGTGTCGCCCTTGTACATGCCGTTGAACGAGATGAGCACCGTGATCCGTGCCCGAGGCACTGGGCTGGTCTTCTTACGCGCCATTGCTGCACCCACAGTCATAGTCGATGGTCACGGTCATGGTGCCGGTGAGGCAGTTCCCGTCGGGGCCGGCAGGGATGTACGTACCGGGCACCGTGCGCGGCTCGTATGGCAGCTGGTTGAACGACTCCGTGGCGCAGCAGATGGCCGCTTCCATGGCGCCCTGGTCCGAGTCCATCCTGAGCGCCGCTTCGGTCCACGCCGCGCAGGAGGGGCCCGCGCCCACGGTGCCGAACGGGATGCACCGGGCGGTGCCCATCTCCAGTGTGATGCGGCGCGCCGTGCTGATGCAGTTGCCGGGCCCGTCGGGGTCGGCGAGGGAGTCGACTCCCGCCACGCGCACCCACGCGAGACCTGTACAGCACTCGTCCTCGGACGTGCCCAGCGTCGGGTTGACGCGGTCGCCGAAGCGCAGGCAGACCTTCTCGTCCGGGATCGGGTACGGTCCGGCGTCGATCTGCTCCCCGAGGCACTGGAGCAGGATCTGAGCGAACTCGATGGGGCGGGTCACAGCTGCACCTGTCGTGGGTTGCGGACGTCGGGGGAGAGTACCTGCGGCCGCGAGCGCAGTCGGCCAGGGTTGTACGCACGGATGAACAGGTCCGCCTCCATGACGCCCGTGAGACCGGCGTCAAGCAGCGCCTGGGGTCAGGCTACCTGTACCTCTACCCCGTTGCGGGAGAGGGAGATGAGCTGTTCCGGCAGGGCGCAGCCCTCACCGCCGCTGCACGCCTTGGCGAACTCGCATGCGAGCTTGCCCGCGGCGATGGCTGCCGACGCGGGGAGCGCTGCGCCGGGGCGGACTGTGACCGACCACGTGTTCTCTTCGGTGTCGGCGAGGTCGAGGTTCTGGCACTCCGGCCAGCACTCCCCGTCCGTGCGCACCAGGATCGTGCTGTCATCGAGACGGTAGGAGGACGGGTCGAGGATGACTCCGTCCACCATGACCTCGTCGATGGCGGACACCGGGTAGGGCATGTGCGCCTCGCACGTGGCCCGGCACCGGCAGACGCTCCCGCAGGCGCAGTTGCGCCACACGCCGTTGTCGACGAACGGGATCATCCACGGGTTGCCCGAGCCCGATGAGGCGGGGGAGTCGACCGGGAAGGCGAGGTACCCACCGAACCATCCACACCGCCTGCCGCAGGGGCGCAGCTTGACGGGACACTGGGCGAACTGACGGCCGGTAAGAGCGTCCAGGATCTCTGTCGCCCACGCGGCAGCTGCTGCCTGTACGGCGGGGCTGTAGTCGTCCCATCCGGTGCAGCACGAGAGGTCCATCTCCCATGCACAGATGGACCCTGGTACTGGTGTGCTCATACCGACCGCCTTCTGTTACGCGTCTCGGACTGCTGCTGTAAACGTGGCGTTGAGCCACACGGTCCCGTCCGCGCACACGCGCACGTACGTACTTCCTGCACCGATCATCGCGTGATCGAAGAAGTCTGGATCGACCCCGTCGAGCTCGCACCACTGTTCCCTGGTCAGCCACTGGCACGCGACATTGGCCACGTCGGTTCCTCCCGTAGGTGACGCCGTGGGCTGGATACCCACGGCGTCACCTTCAGGGTAGGGCTACGGCGCGGGGAGAGCGACTGCCCCACACGCGGCGGTCGGGAGCGGGGCGGACGAGAACTCGAAGTGGCCGTGCTGCGTCGCAGTGATCGCGGTGAGCAACGGCTCCAGGGTGGCGGGCGTCACGGCGTCGCGGCGGATGTCGTACGGGCCGACGTCCCACAGGGAGCCCGGCGACGTGCGCGCGGTCATCGAGATGGTGAGGGCTGCGTTGGCCCACGTGTACTCGTTGATCTGCGCCTGCACGACGAACGGGTACAGCCAGTAGCCGTACAGCGGGAAGCCGTCCGGGTCGCATGCCTGGCCGGCGACGCCCGACCACACCTCCAGTGCGAAGTTAGCCGTGCCGAGGGTTGCCGTGTCCCAGCGGAATCCGGTCGTATTCGGCGCCACGGCGTCGTCGAGAACCAGGGGCGCGCCGGTGATGATGTTGATGGCGTCGGGGTCGACGACACACATGTCGATCTGAAGGGTCAGCCACCGCAGCGCCGGATCCGACTGGTCGTCGGTGCAGATGTCGCCGTTGGCGTTGAGGACGGTGATGTCCTCCTGGTCCTGGTACACAGGGGTCGTGACGACCTGAATCGTGCCCGTGGTGACCAGGGAGCCGGTCGGGCCCGGGACCGGGGCCCCGCACTCGTCCAGCCGGGTGAGGCGCAGCGTACGGCCGCGCGCCAGGGATCCACACTGAGTGGGCATCAGGCACCTTCCTTACTGCGCCGCGTGCGCGGTCGCTTCGGCTGCTCTTCTGACTTGCCGAACAGATCGGCCACGTACGGGGCGACCAGGAACTCTCTGCCGCCCCTCTGGGAACGCACGTCGCGCACCGAGGTGGCCACCGCGAGGAGAGCGCGCGCCGTATCGGCCACGTCTCCTCTCGCGGGAACCACGATCACCCATCCCTTGGTGCTCACGCGGGCACCGCCGGTGCCGTAGCGACCGCCGGAGCGGCGATGGGCACCTGGACCGCGACGACCTCGGGGCAGTCCCACGTGACCGCGTAGACGCGCTCGGCCACGACGTCCCACTGGTTGAGGGAGCGGTCCAGGGTCTGGCGCGGGTCCGGCTGCGGAAGGATCTCCGTGCGCCAGATCGTTGTCTTGCCTGTCATGAATGCCCAGACGAACCCGGCTGCGGGGGCCACGTCGGCGGGGCCGGTGACGCCGTACCCGGAACCGAACGACCAGACGGAGCCAAGGGGCGTGGTGAGGACGCCGCCGTTGCTGCGCTCCACCAGCTCGGAGTAGGCCGCTGCCGCGTACGCCTGGGTGTTCACGTGGATGGTGCCGACGTATCCGTAGGTGTCGTAGAACGCTTCCTCAAGCGCTGCGATGGCGGCGCCCGCACCCGCAGCCCCTGGGACGACGATCGTCGCTCCTGAGCCCGTCAGGGTGGGTGTGGCGGTGGTCAGCGCACCCCCGTCCCACACCACCTCCTCAACGAGCTGCTGTTCCCGCGTGCTGAGCAGCTGCCGGACTGCGGTGAGCATCTCCTCGCCGGTGCGCCCGACCGCGCCGCAGCGCTTGCGGGCGAGCACCCAGAACGGATCCGCCTCCATGAGGTCAGAGCCCTCATTGAACGGCTTGACCGGGTTGACCGTGCACGTCTGGTCGTACGTCGCACCGTCGCCGCAGTGATCAGCGAAGAAGCTGAGCCCGGACGCGATGATGCGGGTGTCCATCGGCAGGATGGCGCCCGCTGCCGAGAACAGCCCGTACCGCAGCAGTCCTACCGGCGGCGCGGCGATCAACTGGTTGTTGTCGATGATCGTTGCCATGCCCCCTCCTTTCAGGGTGAGGCGACGGGGGCCCGCATGGACGACGGGCCCCCGTCAGTAGGAGGGGTTAGGCGGGCACCGGCGGGGCGGTGCAGCCCGTGGTGTTGGCGCCGGTCGGGCCCGCGACACAGCCGGCCACGGTGTAGAGGCGCAGCCCGGGGCACGGGTAGATGGGCGCGAAGCCCTCTTCCGCGAACAGGGCCGTGAACTGGTTGGTGGCCAGCGACGCGGCGTCGTAGACGTTGGTCAGCGTGACGACGTCCTGGCGGGCGACCGCGACGGATCCGGCCGGGTAGGCGAGGAACTGGACCGACTGCGGCAGGGACGTCATGAACGGGGTCGTAGCGTCGCCGCCAGGACGTCCCGGGTTGAGGGCGCCACCGGTGATGAGACCGTCCTGCCAGCCGCGCACGAACTGCGGACGCACGCCGCGGGTCGAGAAGAGCGACGCGATCTGGGAGTCGGGCACGTTGAGCAGGTCGACGCCGGTACGGCGGGAGAGGTCCGCGCGGATCTGGGCAATGACCCAGTGCGGGAGGACGATCTCCAGTGTCGAATTGAACGGCATCAGCTGCTGGTAGACCAGGTCCTCACGCGCGAGTTCAACCGCGGCCAGCAGCGCGGCGGTGAACGAGTCGTCGCCGAATGCCGGGTTGGTGAAGACGGTCGCTGCGCCCGCGGTGGCGAGCATGTCGGCGAGGATGAGCCGGTTCATCTCCTGCTCGTGCGCGGCCAGGAGACCGTCGGACCACAGGTTGACCAGCTCGGGGTATCCCGCGGCCTGAAGGAAGCTGACCCTGATGCAGAGCGCCATGACGTCCAGGCGGCGGTCCGTGAAGTCGGGGCACGGGATGACGGAGCAGGTCTTGACCGTGTCCGCGATGACCTGGGCTTCGGTGAGGAAGTTCGAGCCGCCACCGACCGCGACCGCGTTGGCGTAGATCTCCGCGAAGGACGGCTCGGCGGTGTAGTTCAGGCCGCCGCGCCGGGCGGTGACGGTCGGAAGGTCGAGGATGCCGGTGCTGCCGTCCCACAGGCGGCACAGGTCGTACACGTTCTCGGACGGGGCGCACCAGCCGGCCGCGGCGGTGAGGCTCTTGCCGCTGTCCACGTTGTGCTGGAACTGCTTCGCCAGGGAGCCGCCGTGCAGGCGCGACTCGGACCGGGCGTGGCGCAGCACCTCCATCTGGCGGTTGTTGTCGTCGCGCGCCTCGATGGTGAACTCGGCGCCGCGGTCACGCTTGAACTGCGCGATGGCCTGTCGACCGCCGCGGCCACCGCCGCTGCGCCCGTACTGCTGGGTGGATGCGATGAGGGCTTCGGAGACCTGGGTGAGGCCGTCGTACGCCTCGCCCGCGCTCTTGCCGACGAACCCGGCGGCGTCGCCGGAGACGTACGCAGTAATGCGGTTCTCACCGGACTTGGCGACCGCGGTGGGCAGGACGGCCTGTGCGGCCATCTGAGAGACGCTGGGGACAGAGGCGACCACAGGGGCCACCGCAGCCGGGGCAGGCTCCACAGCGGGCGCCTGCGCCACGGGAACGGCGACGGGGAGCGTGCGCTCCGGGAGGGCGCCGAAGGAGTCGCGCTGCGCCTGCACCTGAGCGGCGGTCGCAGTGATCTCGTCGAGGCGGGCACCGGCCACGGTCACGTGCTCGGCCATGAGACCGAGCTCGGCGATCTCTTCGGGCGTCAGGTCCCGCTTGGCCGCAAGCTCTGCGCCGCGGGTGCGGGCGCTTTCGTACGCGGTCTGGACCGCCGCGTCGTCGAGGCCGTCGACGCTGAACGCCGCCGGCTCGATCGGGGGGGTGATCTCTTCGGACATTGCGGAGCCTCCATAGGCACGCTGGGACGGGGTGGACACATCTCAGCGACCGGCTCTCAGCTCAGCATCGCGTTGTACGGGATCAGCATAGCGCGGGGGCGCCCGGCGGACCGTGGTGCACGCCGTATCCGACCAATTCGGACACGCGCAGTGGATCTTGAAACAGCTGAAAGGCCTGCTCAGACAGCACCTAGTCGGGTAAGACAGCAGATCCTGTAATCCTCACGTAAGGCATTTCTATCTGGGGTTCACCGGATCTGCTGTCTTACCCGACTTAGTAACGGCTTGGTTACTCTGTGCTAGGCCTTTTTGCGGGGGATAGGCCGCACTGTGGCCCTTCGCCCCTTTGCGTTCTGTGCGATCCAGATGCGCGCCTCTGCCACGGTCTTTCCCGTGAAGACCGATTCACCCTCAATCGTCACCGCGTACTCATTGGTCGCACGGTTGCCGCCACCGCAAGATCCACAACTCATGTCAGTGCCCTCTCGTCTGCCACGCCCAGCGGGCGCGCTCTGCCGAACCATCATCCTTCGGCGCCACCTGCTCCGGCACCGGGCCCCGCACCGGCGTCACACCAAACGTGCCGATGAGCGACTGCTGCGCCCCGTTGGAGAACGCCACCCGCGCCCGCGGCACCGGGAAGCCGGGCGTGTTCACGCTGCACACCGCAATCAGTTCCAGCTCACCGCCGATCGGCCGCCAGTCACCCGACACCGGCAGCGACATGAACTGGTCCACCCGGGCCTGGTCGGCGTAGGGGTTGATCCAGCCCGTGACCGCGATGCCGAACTCGTCGTCGTACGCGCAGACCTTGGCGACCGCGGAAGCGATGTCGTCGTAGTGCTGCTGCGCAGCCCTGAAGGGGTCACCAGGGGCCGCGTGGGACGGTCCGGTCACCAGGGACCCGACCGGCACTGTCGCGCCCTCCTGCGTCCGCTGAGCCCCCACGTGGAAGTGCGCGTACCCCGAGGCGCTGTACGGGGCCGTCACGCACCCCGGCAGACCGACGTGGCAGGTGTCGTGTGCGGCGATGTGGCCGAACACCCTGCCGTCCTCAGTGACCGTGAGAGGCGTCAGCTCCGTGAAGCCGGGGTCGGAGAACCAGCCCGCAGGCGGGAGCGCCTCAGCGGGCGCAGCACTGGCATACAGGGCGTCCCATGCAGCTTCCTGTTCCGGCGTGTACACGGGGAACTGCTCTTCCTCCACAGCGGGTTCCATGTCCATCGGCTCGACAGGCCGTGGGTCCAGGGTCAGGGACACGTCGGAGAACGCCGGGATGGCGACCAGGGTCGCACCGGCCACGCGCCATTTGGTGACGACGATGCGCTCCATCTCATCCATGACGTACTCAAGGTCATCGAGGTCCACGGATGGGCCGATCACCCCCGCCTCCAGTTCCTCGATGACCTTGTAGGGGATGTCGTCGAGCATCGTCCCCGTGGCGGTCACCATGCCGTTGGCGAACTGGAGCGACTCCATGCGCGCCACGATGATGCTGCCGAGATGCCCGTTATCGCTCCTCTCCTGCCACGAGATGGGCAGCGGGAGCGTGCGCCCGGTCCCCGCCCCCTCCACCAGGATGCGTCCGTCACCGGTCGGCACGCCTGTGCGTGCCAGAACCGCGGACCAGGTTCGTGCCATGGTCACTCCTCCGCTTGGAACTGTCGGTTGGTCCAGTCCAGTGTCTCGCCGAGGACGATCGGCAGGAGAGAACATCGACACTGGATCACCTCGTTGGCCGGCCCCGTCGGGTCACCCGGGAACATCAGCTGCGCCCCGCCCACGATGAACGGGGACGTGAGCAGCGTGCGCTGCTGGTCCGCCGCCCGGTGCGTCGGCCGGGTCCGGCTGTCCTCCGTGGCGAGCCACATCTTGAACGGCGCTATATCACCACGCGACTCAGCGTCCAGCTGCGCCCCTCGGAAGACGCCAGCGTTCACGGCGCCCATCGTCTCGGTCCGTGCCACCACCCGGGCCCGGTTCGGCCAGCGCTCGGAGCCGGTAGCGGTGAGCAGCGTGTCGATGGCTGCGGTGACTTCGGGGATGCCGAGCCCCTCCCGGATGCCGCGCTCCACCTCGGCGACGATGAGTCCATATACCTCATCCGGTATACGTACCAATCTGTTACCGGCGGCGTTCAAGTATGTGGACACATACGGATCCAGCACCGGATCGCCCTGCCCGGTCACCCTTCTGAACGCCCGTCGCAGCGTCTCCCGGATGGTCGGCAGGATGCGTACGTCCACCTCGTTGGTCCAAAACACCTGGTGATCGGACACGCGCGCAGGGTCGACGTGCCCCTCCCCGCCCGTCACCGCCGGCCGCACCAGATCCAGGAACCTGGTCATGGATGTGAACCAGGCACGGCCGGTGCGCGCCTCACCCTCGGAGATCAGGGCCAGTGCGCGCAGCCGGGCGGGCAGGAAGTCATCCGGCGGGGTGCTCATCGGACCGTCCGCAGCACCACAGCCAGACCGTCACGGCTGTACGGCACGCCGTGCGTCAGCAGCGTCTGCGAGTACTCGCGCAGCCTTGCGCGCAGCATGGAGCGGTCCAGCCCCCACGCATCCGCCACACCGTCCGTGTTCGTGAACGAGCCGTCGAGCAGACCGCCCACGTCCGCCGCCGCGATCACCGTGTGCAGCTCGTGCCGCGGCGTGTCCTTGAACTGGCCCCGGTTCTGGTTGGTCAGCAGGCGGCCCCCCACCCGGTGCAGGGCGTCGAACACGATGAGCTCAGCCGCGGCCGTCAGACCGTCCGGCACGTCGTTCTGCGTGGCAGGCAGCGCGCGCGTCTCCCCAGCGGGTGCGCCCCCGTCGACGATCTCCCCACTGGGGGTGATCTCGCTCCCCGCCACACCAGCGGCAGCCGGTGCGATCTCGAACCCGAAGAGCTTCGCACTGATGGTCGGGTCGGCGGCCAGCGTCGGCGCGCCCTTGACCGCATCGGCCAGCCGGCGCAGCTCCAGTTCCTCGTCGGACGGGATGGCATCGTCCGGGATGCCGGACTGGTTGCGCCGGTAGTCGTCCGAGATCAGCTGGTGATCGTGAAGCCAGTTCAGATCCTCGGTCGCGTCCGGCCGCTTGACGATCGCAGAGGTGTCCCAGTCGATCACGTACCGCTCCGGGTTCGGCACCCCCATGGCCACGAGCGCGGGCCGGAACCAGTACTCAGTCAGGGAGTCGCCGATCCTCTGGAGCAACGGCTCGATGTAGATCTTGTAGGTGGACTCCTCAACCTGCCAGGCGCCCCAGTGGTTCGCCTCTGCCTGCGTGCCGGCCGCGACGTCCTTGGGCATGTCGAGGGTCACGGCCAGGCGAGAGATGCCGTCCTGTCGCAGCTCCACCACCTGTCCGTCCAGCGCGGTCGACAGGTCCATGTGCGACTTGGACGCGGGTTCGATCCACTCGCCCGGCATGGTCACCACGATGGGCGCCTGAGCCGCCGCGGTGCCTGGGTTGGACATGGACGCGGTCATCGACTCCATGACGAACGACGCGACCGACGACGCCAGATTCATGGCCGAGCCGTCAGGGTTGCGGCCCGGCGGGAAGTCAGCCTCTTGCGGGAAGAGCCAGATGCCGTTGGAGGAGAGCCGCGAGTCCAGCTTGGCCGCGATGTTCATCGAACTTTTCTCGATCTCCCGCAGGATCGGGAGAGCGGGGCGCACCGCGGTGTCCGCCTTGGACTGGTCGTTGGGGTGCGGAGACCAGACACGCACCATGCGGTCCTGTTCCCCGAGCTCGGTCGTGAGCAGCGTGGTCGGGTCGATGTACGTCCACGAGCCGCCCTTCTCCGTCACCCGCTGCCCGGACAGCGCGAGCCACTTGTCCGGCTGCGGCAAGCCGCCCACGGGGGGCGTCGGGCGGATGATGACGAACAGTTCTCCCGGTACTTGCCAGCACACCGCGATGGTCTGGAGAAGCTGTGCCCGGTGGGACGCACCGCCGAGCACCTGCGCCGCCGCGCGCTGTACCCGGTCGTCCTCCGTCGGCCCGGTGATGAGCTGCGTGTCAGGGTCCACCTCGGCGGCGAACGGCGTGGCCTGGCTACAGGCGTTGGCGATGAACGTGATGGGCGAGCGCAGCTCCCCGATGGCGTCGAAGAAGTACCACGCGTCGCGCTGCCAACTCTCCGTGGTCTGGCTGCTCCGGGCCCGGTTGACCCTGACGACGTCGGGACCGACCAGCGGCATGGCAGCAGCCATGACCGCCTTCGGGGGTGCAGTCTCGCCTTCATGGCGCCGGCGGAAAAGGGCCACTGTCACTCACTCTCCTTTGACGCCAGGAACCCGGCGATGTAGCTGAACGCCAGAGCTGTGGTCACAGCTGTGAACGCCATGGTGTCACCCCACGCCCACCACGCACCCGCCACCGCGGCCCCGGTGTAGACCGAGCTGCACCAGTCGCACACCAGCAGATAGGAGACCAGCGACTCACGGGGCAGTCGGCGGATGATCCAGTTGCGGGGCGCTTCGGTGATCCGGTCCGTGGTGACGAGGCGGGTGAGACGGGCGGTGGCCAGTGCGCAGACGGTGACGGTGATGATGTCCATGCCCCCATCGTCCCCTATCGGCGCATGCCCGGGGCGTGCCGCCCGGCAAGCATCAGCGCGGGCGATGCGGCGGACGCCGGCCCCATGTCGAATCTCTTGGCGAGGTAGGTGTCGAGGTGCACGGCGGCGTCCACCCGGTCGGGGGACTTGGGGTCCTCTTCCGGGATCCACGTCGTGTACTGATCTTCGAGCTCACCGAACACTCCGACGTGACAGACGCGGCCTTGCTCGTACCGCATCACCACCGGCTGCGCCCGCAGTTGCTTGCCCAGCGATGCCCATACGTCCTGGATGGGGGCGTTGCCCATGCCTCCGCGTTCGGTCCACGTCTTCTGCAAGACCTCCTTGACCCAGCCCTTACCGAAGTTGTCTTCGTACACGAGGACGTCGGCGTCGGTGAGGTGGTACAGCTCCCACGCCTTCATCGCGGCCTCGCGCGGCGTGTACTTCCCGGACGCGTCGTGCGTGATGTACGTCTTGGCGTCGGCACCGCGGCCCCCGGCGATGAGCCCGGTCTCGTCCCGGCGGCCGGTACCCGCCGGGTCCATGGCCACCGCGCGCAGCAGCAGATCGGGGCAGACCTCGACCCGGTTGGCGTCGATCACGGCGCGGGACAGCAGCGCACCGGGGAGGTCTTCGAGGATCTCCGCGTCCAGCTCCTGGCGTCCCAGGGTGGTGCCCTCATACCGGGCGACGACTGCGCGCCGGAAGGTGGGGGCGAGGTTGGACAGGTTGTCGTACGTCGAGCCGCGCACCACGTACACGAGCGGGTCCTTGACCATCGCTTTGATGAGCGGCAGCGGGCGGGGCGTGGTGGTCACCAGCGCCTGCGGGTGAGGGCCGAGACGCAGCCCCATCTGAAGCATGTCCCATGCGTACTGGAGGCGGCGCCACGCGGCGAGCTCATCACCCCAGATGTAGTGGTGCTGCGGTCCACGCAGCCGATCCGGCTCGTCGGCCGAGTAGAGCATCTGGATCGCGCCGTTGGGGTAGGTCAGCTTCCTCTTGGACGGCTCGTACAGGGGACGGAACGTGGGCGGGGCGCACGCGATGATGCCGCTCTCCCCCTCGACCATGATGTCCCGGGTGTCGGCCGCGGTCGGCCCGACCAGCCCGCCACGCTCATGGTCGCGGGCCATGCGCCATGACCACTCGGAGCCGGTGCGCGTCTTGCCGAAGCCTCGGCCGGCCAGCACCAGAAGGGTGTCGCACTCCGCGTCGATGCCGGGGAGGTGCTGGTTGGGCCGGGCGTGGGGGCCCGGCCTACCCGGGTGTGGGGACCCGTCGCAGTCCTTTACCGAGCACAGCCATGGGACGCGCCCGCTCTCACGGGCCTGCACCATCTGTTCCAGCGTCTCGGCCACGCGCTGTAGGGACGCGGGGTCGAGTGACGCGAGCTGCGCCCGGCTGATGTTCATCCCTCGGCCAGGTGTTCGAGGTGCTTCTCGATCTGCTCCATGACGCCGTTCGGCTTGTCCGATTCCTCGCGCAGCTGCATGGCCTGCTGCTGCGACTTGAGGGCCACGGCCAGCGCCTGCGTCCACCGGATGGACGGGTCCTGTCCCGGCTTCCACAGCTTCATGTTGCCGTGCAGGTGGGTCAGCAGATCCTGAGTGATCTCCAGATGGAACGACCGGACGGACGCCATCTGCGCGGCGTACCCGTCGACCTCGGCGGTCAGGACGTAGCTGTCATACGCGGCGCAGCGCGCCTGCCACTTGTTCTTGGTCGACCAGTTCCCCAGGTTGGAGATGCCGACCAAGCCGAGGTCGGCCGTGGCCTGCTTCAGGGAGCGGCCGCTGCCCAGCAGCATGTAGACACGGAACGCCCGGTACGCCTCACGGGTCTCGCCGGGCTGCTGCACCCAGGGGTGCTGATCTTCCGCCATGACCGCTCCTTCCTACGTGGTGGGCATCGTGAGGACTGCCCCGTTGCTTATCCACAGGATCGCACCTACCAGGACGGGGAAGCCCAGGCCGACCATGCTTGCCCGGGACCACCACGTGATCCGCTCGTTGCCCCTGTCAGCCTCTGCGCCGACGTCGGCTATGCGGTGGGTCAGCAACTCGTTCACGGCCCGGAGCTGGTCGTGTGTGACCATCCCGTGCACCGTGCCTTCGAGCCGCGCGGTCGCCCGTGCCTGCTCATCCATCTTGGCGGACACCGTACGGATCATCTCGTAGATGGTCGGCTGCGAGGGATCGCCGACCGGCGTCGTCACAGTTCGTCCAGCTTGGCGCTCATCGCGGTGAGCTTGGCCAGCACGGCCGTGATCAGGGTGCGCTGCTCCGCGAGTTCGCCGCGCAGCTGCCGCGTCTCCTGAAGGGCGGTGGTGACCGTCGCCGTGGTGGTCGAGAGGTGGGACGCGGCGGTCCAGTACTCGTTGGTGTCGGCGTCCGGGGCGGTACTCGGCGCCGGCACGATGCCGTCCGTGGTCAGCACGGCCTTGGCGGTCTGGGTGGCATCCATGCCGGTGTCCTCCTGTGAGTCGTCGTTGTCGGCCAGGCGCGCGGCAACGTGGGTACGGAACGACGCCATGCCGAACGACGGATCCACCTTGCGGGTCGTGACTTCCTTATGCCCGGCGATGGACCCGGCGGACCATCCGTGGAACCGGCAGCGCGCGGCGGCCCAGCGGACAGCCACGTCGTACTGCTTCTCAGGGTAGGGGTCGGTGCCGTCCCCGCGGTTCTCGATCTCGATCCCGTACAGCTCCCGGTTGCCGTCGAACGGCTCGGCCCGGTCCGGCTTGAAGGTGCCGTTCAGCGGCATGGTCTCGTTGCCGATCGCGGCGTGCGCGTTGGCGGCGATGGTGCCCGCGTGGTTGGTGCGGCCGTTACCCACCAGGTAGAGCGTGCCGTCCTTCGCGAGGAAGTCGTGACACAGCGGGCCCGGCAGGGCGGCGTTGCCGTTGAAGCAGAAGTCAGCCATTCCGGTACCGACGCCGGCCGTGTGGTGGATGGTGAGTCCGTGGACCTCTCCCCACGCACCCTTGTGGTTCCGGTTGTGGGTCTTCCAGCCGGGCATCTCGACGATCTTGGTGATGCCCTCTGCCTTGAGTGCGGCGAGCCATTGCGCCCACGTCATGGGTGTGCTCATACGTGCCAGTCCCCTTTGTCCATTGGTGACACTGGCGCCCCATACTACGACGAGAGCCACGCCCCAGGCAGACAAGGGCGTGGCTCTCAGGTGGGTCACAGGGACGGACACACGGGGGTCAGTCTACGCGAGTACGTCCCTGCCGCAGACTCCGGAGCGGAGCGGCGGGCCCTCCCAGGTGCAGATCCCACCGTCGGGCAGGTCCTCGGACGTGAGCGGGGTGAGGCCGAGCCAGCCTTCGCCGTGCTCACGGCACAGCAGGACGCCGGTGCGGTCGGTGTTCCGGTAGGCCACGATGCGGTCCGTCTCTTCCGGATAGACGGGCGGCGCCACGATCCAGCCCGCCTCTGTCTCGGTCACCCGCTTGGAGATGGTCACGGCCGGCGGGCCCGCGCTGGGGATCATCGCCCACTTTGCGACCTGCTTCAACAGCTCCGTGTACGAGACCCACTCACCGGGCCCCGGACGCAGCTGGTACGTAATCTCGATGTCAGCCACGGTCGTTCTCCCCACCCAGCAACGGGGCCCACGTGTCCCGCACGGTGGCCGCGCACGAGATGAGCCATGCACGCACGGCCGGTTCGTCCGCTTCCGTGATCGGCATCTCAGCTGAGCAGGCGATGGCCTTGCGTTGAAGGATGAAGAACAGGAGCAGCGTCTCGGTACCGTCCCATTCGTGGTGTCCCGGCTTCCTCCAGTCCCAGCGGTAGAGCAGGTTCATGTCCCGGTCACCGTCGTACAACGTCGTCTCGGTGAACTTGGCCCATGACGCGAACAGGTTGTGCAGCCCCGCCTTGTAGTGGTTGCCCTCGCTCGCGTAGTACGGGTGCTCGATCTCCCAAAGCTGGACGATCCTCACGACAGCACCGCCGCGAGGATCGATCCGAGCACGCACAGGCACAAGAGGAGGATCCCGCCGCAGCCCGTGCTCGGCTCGTTGTCGAAGTACCTCTTGTCCATCACCTCTCGGCGGGACCGGCCCACCTGCGGGTCACGGGGCGGTCGGCGCGTCCCGCCGAACGTGCTCTTCTCCCACTGTTCACGAGCCACAATTGTGTCCCCCTGCCTTACACGCCGCGCACTTACTGTCGTCGTCCCCCTCGATGTCCGGGTCGATGAGGTCTGCGGCCTTGCGCATGTCGTACTGCCTCTGCGGCCAGCCCTCCCATCCGTCAGCCTCTTCGCGGATCTCAGCCACTGCCTCGCGCCGTTCCTGGGAGCGGATCTTGTCGAGGATCTCGATCTGCTCCCACGTGAACCGGAGTCCCGGCATCCTGTCACCAGGTTTGTTCAGACCCAGGGACACGGCCAGTTCATCCACCAGCTTGACGATCTTGTCGTCATTCATCAGTGCCCACACCCCTTCACCCATCCGCCGCACTTACCGCAGTACGTTCGCTCGTGCGGGTTGTCGCTCATGCCCCCGCCACCTTCCGGCATCCCTGGTCCGGCGTCCACGTCGGGTAGTCCGCGTCGGTCGAGCAGCACTCCGGGTGGCAGCGCGCCACCTCGGTGAATGCCGCGTCCTCTTCCGTCTCCATCTGGTGCAGTACGTCGCACATGTTCCGTCCCCTTGTCTCCGTCGTTCTCGATGCCCTAAGTAGACACCCGTGAATCGATCGTGTCAACCCTCTGCGATGTGGATGTGGGTGTGGTTCGGCCTGTCCGGCGGAGCACTCTTGTAGATCCACATCCCCTTCCGGCCTTCGAGAGGGGTCACGCCGAGAAGTTCGTGACCTGCACAGACGTCGCAAGAAGGGCGCCCCGGTGCCGGTGGGGGAGGGGCTGTGGAAGGGGCACCCCGGCGGACCCAGAAGACGAACCAGGCCCCGACCCCCAGGTACAGGATCGGGGCCCAGTAGCAGGCGTAGGCGACCACGAACCACAGTCCGGCCAGGCGCAGGATCTGCGCCCAGTGCCATCGCCACGGCGCTCTCACGATGCGCCCGGCAGCCACATGCCCGACATGTTGATGGCGGATGCGACCGGCACGGCCAGCAGCCCCAGCCACCCCCGCACGACGCCCGTCAGGACGCCGGCAAAGGCACCCTGGACGATTCCCTTGCGGCCGTACTCGGAGCGCCTGCACACCACGACACAGACCGCCGTGACCACCAGCACCATGGCCAGTCCGCCGTTGGTCAGGGCCGTGAGGGTCGTCGACTGCACCGACTGCCGGTCCCCGCCGACCCCGTAGATCAGGGCCCCGTCGCCGATCCAGGATCCGCCCCACAGGATGGCGTCCCCGAACCACCCGAGCAGGCCGCCGCTGAGCATCAGAAGGATGCCGTAGCAGTAGCCGAACAGAAACGGCACGAGCCGCGGGAGGTGCTTCAGGGGCTTGTCCATGAGGGACTTGCGCCCGGGGTACCAGGTGCCCAGGTTCGTGATCACCAGGTACAGGCCGAGCACGAACGATCCGAGGGTGGCCCCGTCCTTGAAGGTCACGGCGTCCACCACCCGAGCACGCGGAAGAACGTGAGCACGGCGAGCGAGCACACCACGCCGCCGACGAACCAGGCCACGGCTCCGGTCCGGTCCTCCCGCGGCGAGGCGAGCACGACCCCGAACCCGGCGAGCACGGTGACCGTGCCCCATGCCAGCGCCCACCACATGTTGAAGCTCATGACGTGCTCCCTTCGTGCTCGATGGTCAGGGCCGCGCACAGGCGCTGTGCCCGCGGCGTGCCCACTCCGAGTTCCGACTTGATGGCGCGCACGGTGGGCACGCCCGTGCCCTGTCCCATGAGCACACGTGCCCGCTCGACGAACGCCGTGTCCGACGGCAGGAGCACACCGCTGAGCACGTGCTCCATCACCGTGTTCGTGAACCCATCGTCCGCGCTTGGTGTGCTCGACTCGGGCACGATGCCGAGCACACGTGCGGCCACGTCGTAGAACTCCTTGTCGCGTGCGATGTGCTCGTCCGTGTCCGGGGGATCGGGCACAAGGCGGAGCACGGGCGCGCCCGCGCCGTGCTCATCCCACTGGTAGGGGAACGGATGCGTGCCTGTCCACGGGCCGTCCGTGCTCGCCACGGGGTGCTCACGCTTCACGTGCTCGGCCATGGCCAGGAACGGGACCTCGTGCCAGCACAGCACGCACGTGCTCGTGTGCGTGCTCGCCACGGACACGGCCTCTTCCGCGTGCTCATCGAACGTGCCCGGTGCGTCACAGGAGCGTGAGCACGAGTACGAGCACACGCACAGGGTCTCGTCATCCGTGCCCGTGGCGTGCTCGCACGGGCACGGTGCATGCTCGGGTGCAGCGGGCACACTCACCGTGCCCGTGGCGTGCTCCGGGTGCTCGCGCTCTCCGGGCGTGCCCGGGTCGTCGGGCACACGCTCGTGCTCGTCGCCCTCGGCCCAGAGCACGCGTGCCCGTGCCTCGCTCGGTGTGCTCAGGGCGTGCACGCGCCAGAGCACAAGCGGAGCGATGGCGGACACGGCCGTGATGAGCGGCCACCCGACGTGGAGCACGCCGGCCGTGACCAGGTGGCTCGACGCGTTCACGCCGACCATGGCGAGCACGGCCGTGAGCACCTCCCTGTGCGCCCGCAGAGCGCGCACGGCGTAGGCGTCGAGCGCGCCGGGCACAGCTGCGGCGATCCACTGGTTCATGCCGATCGCCCGTGCGAGCTCGTACTCCGCCGAAGCAGTGGCCACGAGAGCGAATCCCGCGGCCACCCACTTCAGCCAGTCTTTCCGGGTCTTGGTCATGCCTTCTCTCCCGTGCACGAGCACCGGAACTGATCCCCGGCATTCTCGTAGAAGAGATTTCCGCAACCCACGCGGCCGTGGTAGGCGTGGTGGCATGTCGCACACTTCCGCAGTCCCGCCTCAGCGACCGGCTGCGGGGCGATCACGTTCATGTCCGCCGGAATCACCCGCAGCACACCGGCACGCTCGCCTGTGGCCAGCCAATGGGCGAACCCGTCCGCCCGGTCAAGGACGTCGTCGTCAGAGGCGAAGCCGCACTGGACCGACATACGCAGTGCCTCACGCCTCTGTCCGGCGGTCGGTCCCGACACCGCGACTCCCGCGGTGTCGGTCACCTGTCGGCCGCGCCACCTGTTGAGTCCGTCGACCAACTGATCCACCGCGTCCGCGGTCAGGTAACAGGAGATCGGGGGCTGCCCACCACCGTGCTTGGCGGTCAGGGTCATACGCTGGTCGGCGGTGGCAACCAGCTCGACCGAGTCTCCGTCCTCGTCGGTGTGCTTGAAGTAGTTCTCTGCGTTGTCGACCATGATCAGCGTCCCTCTCTTCCACATGCGGCGAGCAGCAGCGTGGCGAATGCCTCGGGTCGGTCCAGCTTGGCGTCGGCCGCGGCGGCGATTCCCTCACGGCCGGCCAGCCGGGCCGTCGTGCACTGGGCGTCCTTGTCCGCCTCTGTCCCCGCGGACCACGCGCCCATGAACACGCGGGTCTCATCCGCGGTGGGCTTGTACGGGTCCTCGGCGCCGCACGCGGCCAGGGTCAGCAGTGCGGCAGCGGCGACGATCGTTCTGGTGACTCTCACAGCGTGGGCTCCTTGGTCTTCTTGACCTGACTCGGAAGGATGAACGACGCGCACCCGCAGCTGCGGTCCTCTTTGCCGCGGTCCCAGCACCCGGTGCCCCTGGCGTGTGCGTCGTGCCGGTGCTCACAGGTGCCGCAGAGGGCGTTGGGGTGGAGGTGCGGACGGAAGTCGGTGAAGTCGCGGGGCCCGTCACCCGTCAGCTCCCGGAAACAGACCTTGCCCCGGATGCGGTAGGCGACGATCGGATACGCGTCCCCGTGCAGGGACACCCGGTCTGCCACCTGCCGGACCGCGATCCGGTCGGCAGGCGAGAGCAACGGGTTGCTGATCTTCGCCTGAATCCACAGGGTGTGCGGGTCACCGACCGCGACGACGTCGATCTTGCCCCGGCTGCCCGAGCTGCGGAGCACGTCGTACCCGAGCTCGCCCAGGTGGTGCATGATCTGGAGCTCGAAGTTGGCACCCTGCCGCGTGGTGTTCTTGGCCTTGCGCGTCTTGGACGATCGCCGCTTGGCGGTCTCGGCAACGCGCTTCTGAGTGGTCTCCTTGATGACCTCGATGTCCCAGGTCATCGGTCGCCCCGCAGCACGCGCCACAGCGCGACGCTGAGAGCGGCCAGAATGGCGAGGATGTAGACGCCGAGGCAGCCAACCAGCCCCCATACGAACCACGTCAGTGCGTCGGTCATGACTTGTCTCCCTTGCTGAGGAGGGCGCGGAACATGCCCCACGTGATGAACACGGTGATGGCGAGGATTAGCCACGCACCCGCTCCGGCTGCCGTGTAGACGATGACGTTCCATGCGCTCACGCCTTAACCGCCTTGCATGCCGTGCCGGGCAGGCGGAGCCACAGGGGCCCTTCCACCGGGCGCCACGGGCGCGGGTCGTGCGGCGCCCTCGGTACGAACTCCACGGGCCGGTTACGGACACTGTCCGGTGCCGCCTCGGCCACGATGGTGCAGCCCATCTGCTGCGCCCTGTGCAGTGCCCGGCTGGCACTCCCTCGCTTCTTCATGTCCTGCTCCCTGTGATCGGTTCTTCTACCACCCCTGCCCCCGTACCGGCGTGCGGTACGGGGGCGATGGAGCGGGGCCGGTCAGTGGGTGCTAGCTCTACGCTCTGCTCGTTCGGCCTGCCA